GCCAAGTCCCTCGCCGACCGGAGGTCGGGCCGAAGGCCCGGCCGTGAGGGCGAAAAATTATTTAAACCACAAATCACGACCGTCATTGTATAAATCAACTATCTGAATTCTACGGTTAATCTGTTCGTCTTGTGTGAACGGCAACGTCTCCGTGCAAGTGAAAATCTTCACAACGTGAGCAGGTAAATGAGCCACTTTGTATCGGATCCGGATGGAAACAGGCGTATCCCAAGTGACCAACTTGATCTGACTCGTCAAAGGCCATTGTCCTTTTCCGTATTGGTCACCGGTGCATCTGATTTCATCAAAGATGATGCTTTTGTGAACTTGGGGGTCGTAGTCCCCAAGATCGTCGATGTCGGTAACGAGTAAAAACGGGAGCGGAGCTTCTCGGATCGCCCACGTAGTCTTTCCGATACCACTGGGTCCACACACGACAATAGTCTTAGTTCCTTCTCCGATAAGCCGAACGGATAATCCGAAATCCCCGATAACGCCAGTGCTCTCCGGTCTCTCGAAGTAAGTGGGAGCACGTCGTCCATGGATAACGTCCCAGAAGGCTTTAGCATAGGCGTAGGCGACCTTGTGTCCGACGCAGTACATGAGCCATGCGAGAAATGTAGTGGAGCCCTCGCAAGCCACCTTGAGCTCATCTCCATCGATTCCATCTTCCTCCTGCTGTTTTCGAGGGCGGCCTCCAGGCCCTCCTCCCCCGTCTGGGGCATTACCTTCGTCACATCCGAAGTAGAAAACATCTCCGTCTTTCCGGGCGTACTGCACCACTCTAATCCATCCAGGTCCTCCTCCGACAACGGGTTGAATGTTTGGGTGACACCCGTCGACGTCAAAAAAATCGGTTCGCCTCGATTGTAAGCGGCGCTTGTATTCGACGACCACGTGACTGTGATATCCTCCGTCAGCATGACGCTCCTTGCCGATGATGCATCGCTCGATGTCGGAGTGTGCGGGTAGTCCGTTAAATAGTCGTTCGGATTGAAAGTCATGTTGAGAATAGGTGAGGAAAAATCTTTTGCCGGAGACTTCGAAAACCATAGCCTTATATGCCTGGGACGGGGGACGGGGACAGACCAAACCCTTTTATAAGATTCTGGTCTGTCCTTCCCCCCTCCGCCACCGTCCTCGTGTACGATCACGGTGGCCCCTTACGGAGTATAAATAGCGGGCGTTAGCCGCTCCCGCCCCCGATCATGCGTAACCACGCGTTATCCGCTTCTGCGACCACCCTCGGCTACATAGCCGGTAACATCCCTGGCGCCTACCTTGGATACAAAGGCGCCCAGTTGTACAACAACCGAAACATGCCTCCAATCAATCGTCGCCGAAAGAACACAATCGTGGGTCGAGGCGGTACGAAAAGACGCAAGACCAACGCCTACGGAAATTACGTCGCCGGCGGTAGTAGTAATTCCGCCAAGAATAGCCGTCGCAAGGCCCGTGGATCCCGACGTCAGGGCCGATCGCGTGCTTCCCCTGACTCGTCAGGATACCGTAAGACGTACAAAAAAAAGCGTGGATCTGCCAAGACCATGCGACTGTTCAAAAAAATCCTTGCCCCGCAAGTGGTCAATAGCGTATCTCAAGGCTTTGTTCAATCGATCACCGGCCGACAAGTTGTTCAGTTGATGAATTTGACCAACACCAACGTCAGTTCAGTTGGAGATGGATATCTCTTGTCCGCCACCGACCTCACAGAATTAGCGATACTACTCAAAGCGTTTGATCCGTCTGGTGCGACTGTCGGTGGAAATGTTGGCGATAATACTCGCCGCATGTGGGTCCAGTCCGTGAGGACCTGTGTCACCATGAAAAATATGAGTAACGTGCCACTTACGGTTACGTTGTACGACCTGAGCCCCCGTCGTGATGGTGGCGGTGCCCCATCCACGCTCACCCCGTATGACGGTCTTAATCCAGTACTTGCCTGGTCTCAGGGTCTTACCGATCAGTCGGTCACCACCAATGGTACCAACCAAAACTCGTTCTTGGAACAGTTCCCAGGTGCTACGCCTTTCCAGTCGCAGAAGTTCTGCCAGACGTGGAAGGTGCGACGCAAGTCAAAGTTCATGCTTCACCCCGGTTCCAACCACAAGCATTACATCACTCTGAAACCTGCGTACATGTTTAACATGGCGCTGGTGCGCAATCAAGCCTGGTTGCGTGGCGTGTCTACCGCGCTGATGGCGGTAGTGGAAGGTGGCGTAGTCCACCAAACCGGAGGTCCCCTGCCCGCCAGTGGCCCAGTCACTATCTCGCCAGGACTATTGGATTACGTCAGCGAGACTCAATACAGGATCACTGCTATGGAACGGTCCAGGACTGCGTTTGTGCAGTACACGGACCTCAATACCCTACCCTCCGCTTCTCAGGCAACTATTGTAGAAGACACCGACACCGTCGGTACTTACGCACAAGTCGTTGCGGCACCGTCCTAACAGCGCATGCAAGTCGATCACCCGAAGGGGCTTAGGGTTAGGGTTAGGGTTAGGTTATGGTTAGGGTTTCCGCCGGAGGCCGGTAAGGTTAGCAATAAAAAGTCTTATTAAAACAAGTACACTCAAAAAAAAACAAGGCACTCGACGAGAGCGCCTCTCTGGGTTGGCGAGTGCTCGCAGCCAAGTCCCTCGCCGACCGGAGGTCGGGCCGAAGGCCCGGCCGTGAGGGCGAAAAATTATTTAAACCACAAATCACGACCGTCATTGTATAAATCAACTATCTGAATTCTACGGTTAATC